ACTTTGTGAAAAGTGCCGAACCTGCGTGCATTCCGGGCGCGAATGAATCAACCACGGAAGCCTTTGGCGGATTATGCGAAATCACTATGAGGTTGTGCCAGTTTCCGTCTTCATCTCCGTCTTTTTCGGCGGATAAAAGAATATCAAAATCGGAAATCATTGATATAAAGGCTATCGCAAAACCTGAGCCTGCACTTTTCGGCAAGGCGCTTCTCGGCAGAAAAATCCTTAGCGTCGGCCGAAAAGCCAAGTATCTGATTTTTAAATTTGACGACACATCAAAACTGATAATCCACCTTCGCATGACGGGAAACCTGATTTACATTGACGGCTCTTCAAACCTAATCATCAAGTCGGACGAAAACGGGTTACCCAGGCATGCGCGCGTGATTTTTAACTTTGATGACGGCACCAGACTATTCTTCTGCGATCAGAGGAAATTCGGCAGACTTTGGTTTTATGGGAATGGAGAGAATTACACAAGTTGCGGTATAAATAGACTCGGGCCTGAACCTTTAAGTGCAGAATTCAGCGAAGATTATCTCACACTAGTAGAGAGCATAAACCTAAATTTAAACAAACACTTGATGCTTTGCAATACCGTGCACAAAAAGGAGATATTCTTGGTGGCAAGGTTGGTAATTACAATGTAATGGTCCGTAAACCTAATTCCGAATGGAAAGCACGTAAGGTAAAGGATTACACTCAAACTATTGACCATGATAATCCTACAGGTGAAAATAGAGAACCTATTGTTACGCCATACGAAGAACGTAAAGCATTAAATCCTGCTCAATCAAAACCTAAGAAAGCAAAGAAGGCTCCTTCTAAACCTCGTACAGTAGATGTTACTACAGAAGAACAAAAAGCTAAAATGCGTGATATTGATAAATTAGCTAAGTTAAAATCTACACTTCAACAATTTGGTCAAATGAACGAAGAAGTAGCTAAACAGGCTATTGATGCTATTCCGATGGAAACGAAGTATGGTAAAGAGCAAAAACAAAAATACAGAGAATATGTTCTTCGTCAAGCTAATGAAGATACTGGTGATATTGATTTAAGTGATGATATTCAAAAACCAGAAGACGTTGTATCTAAGCATAATGACACATTTGAGAGTATTGCAAAAGATATTCAATACATAAAAGAACATCCTTTTATGTCTTTACGTGAATACAAACGTATTTATAATGGTATTATTGCTAAACGTAACCATTTAGTACGACAAGCTCCAGCATTTGTAGACAGTTGGAATAGTATCTTTAAAGATGTACCTAAATATAAAGTACCTAACGTAACAGAGTTAATGAAGGCTATTCGTAATGGCGAAGTCAAAATTCCTCAAACAATTTTAGGTTCTTTCATTGATAAACCCAACCACTTTGATAAAAACTTAGAAAAATGGTTCTTAAAAGATTACAATCTAACAGAAGTAACCAACACTAGGGATTTTGATAAAACACGTAATGTGATTATCTTACAAGCCATGCAAAAAGCTTCTACTCGTATTAAAACTATAGGCATGGAACAACTTATGGACGAGTTAAACGATAAAAATGGTAATCATTTACTTGGTCGTTTCGTAAATCGAGCCATCCAAATGTATCCATTATATCGTAATAACAATAAATATAGAAGCTTAGCTGGTAAAGTGGCCGCTAAAAAAATATTCCCAGATGGTACATCAGATTTTAGTAGTATGAATAGTCCATTAGCTAAACGTGTATATTCTGATGTGAAGAAAATTGTACCAGTTGTTATGAGTGACCGTATCGCTAAAGATAGTAAAATTCAAGAAGAACGCATGAAAGATACCAAAACTAAAAACCAAATTCAATCTGCTTTACGTCTTGGTAATTACGTTGATGGCGTATTGAATGCTTCTATCCCTGACGAGCAAGGTGGAACATACGACACTAATATCAAGATGGATATTAAACTTGGTGATTACTTTAATGTAGAAGCACCTATTCCTAAAGATGTAGATGTTGATGCGTTTAAAGAAGCATTAGATTACTATCTATCTGATATGGGTATTATCTCTAATGGGGATATTATGGAAGATGGGAATACTGTTAAATTTACAGCATCTTATGTCCCAGAAACCGTATTTAACAATAGTGCTTATATTGCTCAATCTGCATGGAATACATTAGGTGGTGTAGTTAAACAACATGGCCATATCATTTTAGATAACGCTAACCTTGATGAAGCTGGTCGTAAAGCTCTCAAAACAGAGACTAAACAAGCGTGGAAGACTGCTGGTTTTGAACTGATTGCCAACGACGATACATATACGTTAGTACCGATTGAAGAAATACAAAAATCTGTTCAAGCGAACACATCTACAACATCTAAATCTAATTACGAGCCTAGTGAAGTAGAAATTGGTATTCTTAAAAAGGTTGCAGACCGCTCTAAAGGGTTAGGTAAACTAACCAATGGAGAAATACGTAATATATTAAAATCTATTATGCATGTAGTCAATGGGAACCCACAAGCGTATATCACTGTATTAAATTACATTCGCACACACCCTAATTTGGAAATCTATGTGGCAGACAGATTAATGAATAATAACCCATTAGACATTCCATTTAATGGTGCATACTTACCATCTACTGGTCGTTTATATATTACAAGTGATAATATTACACCAACAAATGATACATTTATGCATGAGTTATTACATAGTGCGACTGACTTCACTAAAGTGGCCGACTTAAAGAATGTGGTGAATGACATATTAGATTTAATGAGAGAGGAGCTCGAAAAAGATGAAGGATTTGCAGGCGAAATATACAGAACAGTTGGCAACGGTAAAATACTTGCATCTGTCAACGAAAACGACCAGCAATCTGTTGAAGATGCTATACAAAGTGCCATTAAAAACCTTAAAAGAGCATTCGGAATTGTACGTAAAGATGGCTCTAATAAAAGTGAAGATGAAACAGTTTCACATCAAGGGAAATTTGGACGTAACAACCTTGATACACTCGCTGGAAAATCTACACAACGAACAAGAATTAGACAATTTATTCAAAGCCTCAACAATCCAACAAGAGACACAAACGGCTTAAAATTAATTATGGGCATGGCTAAAGCTAGTCAAACTGCAAATGATTTATTAGACATTCCACAAGCTATTATTAATAGTACAATGGACACTAAAGATAAATTATTCTTAGCAGCTATGGTCGTGCCAAGACTAGGTAATAATAAACAGTTTGACCAAAAATTCTATCCATTTATCAACGAAATGTTCTCTTATGGGAATACCAAAATCTTTAGTGAACATCAAATTAGAGAACATTTACAAGACGCCCTTGCTGATAGAAAACGTGCTCAAAAATTAGATGAATTACATCAACGTAATCGTGCTAATAGTACACCTGAAGCCCCTATTGAAAAGGCATTAGCTAAAATTAAACAAGATGCTGAATATGCTATTAGAAAGAATGATAGAATAGACCAAGCAGAACAAAAGTTACTTGCTGATATTATGGAACATGGTGGAGGTATCATTGAGCGAATCAATCCATCAGAAGATGGTATATCTTTTGCATGGTTCCGCAAGATGTTACAATCTCCATCTTCCTTAGCACGTAAACTTGTCCCAGAATTAAAACCTATCATTCAAGCCGCTTACGTAGCCGCTCGTACAGCACGATATAAACGTAGAGAATATATTGATGACCTTGATAAACATTTCTTATCACTAGATGAGAAAGCTGGCGAAGATAAACAAATTAATAAACTCTTTGATGATATTGATAAACGTGGTCGTGAATTTGCACAACCTGTTGCAGTTCGTATTAATGGAGAGTTAAAATACGCTATTATTAAACCTAACGATGAATTCACTGAATTCGGTTTAGGTGATGATAAACGTATGCGTAAATTTGTTAAGGCAGAACGTGAGAAAGGTAATCATGTTTACGTTGGTATGTCTAAAGATGTATACCAAGTTATTTCTAGTAAAGATAATATTGCCGCATATAAAGATAAAGCAAACGCTAATAAAGTAGCGATTGACATGTCTCATGCATATGCTAAACAACTAGGTTATAGTGATAACGCATGGAATGCATATGTAGGTGTGCGTAATACATTAAATAAAATCCATAAAGACGTAAATGATAACCAAGTTTCTCGTGGTAAAGAACCTTCTGCTGATTTATGGGGTTATATTCCTCGTGAACATAAACGATATGGTGTGTATCGTATTGAAGTTAAATATAATCCAGAAACTAGAGAATATAGTAAAAAATATACAGTATTAACATCTTTTGATACAGAACACCAAGCCAACCGTTTTGTAGACAGCTTAACGCCTGAAAAAGGTGTAGCGTATGCAACAATCCATCGTGATAGATACCAAGCTGATGCTTCTCAATCTTATGAAGGTTACTATTCCAATCTTACAGAAGAAGAAGAAAATCTTAATAAGGTGTATGAAAAAATGTCTACTGAAGATGCCGCAGCATTATTTAATAAAGTACAAGGTAATTACACAGAAATTAAGAAATTTATTGACCATTTCTTGAAAGGTAAAGATAAGTCTATGACTTATGACGACTTCCAAAATTTGATTAATAACAAAGAACGTATGAAAGAATTAGGTCTTAACCCTCGTAAGTTACAACAAGAAGTAGCACAAGCGAACTTTGAAAAGTTACTTAAAAAGGATAAAGATGGTGTTCTTACACATGAAAATGTGAGTGCGTACTTATATCGTAGTTCTGGTGCTCAAATGTGGAATAAACATAATCTTAAACGTGCTGGTGTTATGGGTCATCATGAAGACCATACAGCTGCTATTTATCATTATGCTATGACACAAGCTAAGTATCAAGGTAATGCTCCATTCTTAGACTTTGCTACACGCTATTACGAAGAAGCCTTTGGTGAAAACTATGAAGCACAATACGGTCGTAATGGTACTGGTGCTAAAAATGCACGACAAGATATAGTTCGTGATTATATACAACGTGTAATCGGAGCTCCAAATAAAGTCGACAAAGTGCTTAATCGTATTGGTCGTGAGTTACCATACATTGGTAATTTCATGGTTAAATACATGGGTGATAACTGGGTTACTAAACTTCTTAACCGTAATATGCAAGCAATGGCTGTGTTTAAATTAGGTGTATTTAGACCTACAGCCGCTATCGCTCAGTTTGGTACATTAGCGAACGTAGCCGCTTTAACAGGTTTTACTCCTGAGTTGCGTTACGCAATGAAAGAAGCTGGCCGTGGTGGTAAAGGTGGTAAATACGGACAGTTATTTGATGACCTTGAAGTATATGAAGAAAATGCAAACCAAGCATCTGAATTCTTTACAGATGGACTTGACTACCGTAAATTAAAAGTTCACGGCATCAATATTGGTAAAGCATTTGACTTATCTATGAAAGGTTTTATGAAAGCGGATGCATACACACGTAAAGTAGCCGCTATTGTAGCATATGAAAAATACTGTAAAGACCATAATATGGACCCTATGCAACCAAATAAAAATGACCCAGAAGGTTATCGTAAAGCTATGGAATACGCAAAGGATTTTGTAGTTCGTACAAACTTTGACTATAGCGATATTGATAGTCCTAGAATGTTTACTCAATTTGGTACACTAGGTAAAACATTATTACAGTTTAAGAAGTTCGGTGTTAAGGAAGCTGAATTCTTATTTACAGCTTTCAAACGTGATGATGGCTCTATTGACTACAAAGGTTTAGGCAGATTTATGGGCATCACAATGGGCATGGCAGGCTTTATGGGCTTACCATTCATGGGTGCTGGTGATGATATGCTTAAATGGTTGACAGGCAAAGGCTTATCTAACCGTGCAAAAGACCTTGCTTATGAATGGGCTGGCAATGACCAAACTAAACAAAAAATAGCTTTAATTGCTATGATGGGTGCACCATCTATATTTGGTGTTGACTTTAGCCGTAACATTGGCTTTGGTGATTTAACGCCAAGTAATGGTAGTGATTTGTTAGGTCCTACACTTTCTACATGGGGAGCGTTAGGCGATGTAGCTAGAAATAGTCATGATTGGAAAGATGTAGTATCTGGAGTTGGTCATGCGTTATCACCACAACTTGGCAATATCTATCAAGTAGCATCTGGTAATATGCGTGATTGGAAAAATGCAGAAGATAAAGGTGCTTATACACCTGCTGAACGAATGATGAAGCTAATGGGCTTCCGTCCAGTACGTGAGTCTGTAGAAAATGATTTAGCGTATAGATTAACAATGGCAAATCAAGAGCTTAAAGAAGGGAAGAAAGAAGCTATTAAAGACTTCTTGCGTGACCCATCTCCAGAAAATAAACAACGCATTAAAGATTACGGTGTTACTGGTAAACAGCTTAGAGATGCTAGAGATTTACAACAAATGTCTGCTATAGATAAAGCTAATAAGTACTTACCTAAAAAATCTTCTGTTGAGGCTGATAAGGTTAAAGAACAAGCTAAAGTTTATAATACATTTGTGGATGGTTTATATGATGGTATTGAGGAGGAATAATGGCTTATTATACTTTAAATGACATTGCTTATTTGGCGGCCAATTGTAATGCGGACCAAGTAACATTACATTGGAGTGGTGGGGGGTATGAAAATACCTCTCCTCACTATCACTTAAATATTTTAGACGATGGTAGAGTATGGTCTGATTACAACAATCTTGATGTAACATTAAGTCACACTTGGCATAGGAATACTGGTAATATTGGTGTTTCAATTTTATGTTGTGCTGACGCAAGTGTAGATACAGAAGGTAATGTAACATGGGGTAGTGTTCCACCAACTGATAAACAAGTGAATAAAATGGCAATGATTGTTAAAACTATTTGTGACACTAAAGGTTGGGATATTACCAAAGATAGAGTCAAAACTCATAATGATTGGGCATTAATTGATGGATATTCTATCTATGATAATGACCCTGATATGCGTTGGGATTTAATTGCATTACCACAAGAAGAAGGCGACGGAGGTGATATAATTCGTGGAAAAGCTATATGGTATCATTACCACCCTGAAGAATGTACAGATTAAGATTTATCTTATTATTTTAATTGCGTTATTTGCGTTCTGTGGGCTTTTTTATTTAACCCATAGGCAAACACACGTGGAACAATCTACACCCACCTTACAGCCTAAAATAATGAACGAGAAGGCTACTCTTAATACTAAGACTACCGTATCTTACGTTCCGAAACAAAAAGAACTGCGTTACATAAATAATATACCTACATATGTCAAAGAGGATACCGATGTAGAAGCTAATATTGAAAAGCCTGCTGTTACAGTTAAAGTAAATGGCAAGACGCAGAAGTTTAATTTACAACAAAATGAAACTCAAAAGTTTGAAGATGGTAAAGTAGTATTAAATCAAAAATCTACAGTTGAATTTGATGTTAAAGTACCAGAACGACACGAACTTGATGTATACGGACAAGAAGAATTCCGTGCAGGTAAATTCCATAGTCAAGTCGGCATTGATAAACACAATGGTAAATTAATATATGGTGCCAAGTATGATATTACAGATAAAGAACCTATCTATTATGTACGTTATAACCTCGTAAAAATGTACACCAATTAAATATTTGACAAATTGATTTTTATATGCTACTATTACTATAGACATAATTAATTTCCTCCTCAGCGTGGTCATGGGTGGGCTTGACAGCTCGCCCTCGGCTGTGCTACAATCCTCACAAACCCAGCAACGGTGCGTGCTCAGCAAAGGTGTTGACAACCGAACGCTAGGGTGCTACAATGTGAGTAGGTGTAGAGCCACAGAACTTGCTCTACCGAAAGGAGAAAATCATGTCAAGAAAAAAGTATAAGATTAACAGAGATACTGGAGTACATTTAGTAACACATAGTAGACCTACAGAAAAGATTGAAGTGTGTGGCGTATGTGAATTTGGTAAACCTACCAAAAATTATAAAGAAGTTTTCTGTACTAAAAAGAAAATCTTCAAACCAGTAAAATCCTCTCGTATATTTAAATGCTTTGTTCACAAGCAGTAAATGAGTGAACCTCGAGCCTATCTTGGAATACGGCAGAGCGTTATTTCTGAACGGCAAATCATGGCACTAGGAAGTAAACGTATGATAGGTGAGAGTAAAGAAAACGCACTAACCAAGCGTAGTATATAGTGGCGTGTAATCACGCAAACATCGAGGTTCTGGAAAAACCGATGTAAAATAAATAACAGCACCCGTTTAGCGAGCGTGGTGGGAGGCGTGATAGGCTCAGTGGAACAGCTCCCTCGCAAACGTAAGATACCCCGTCCTGATGTGGCAACGATGAGAACCTAAGTGGTAAGGTACTAGATAAAGGCAGACCGAGGCTAGTTCGCAACACAGCGAAAATCGTCGTAAGGTGCAACCCACCAAGCCCCCCGACATGGGGGCAGTGCAATCACAGGGAGATGCGACAACCAGAAATTAAATACAACAATCAACCACGCAGTGGTTACAAACGAAGTGCGTAGTAACAGATATACAGTAGATGCTCAACATTACTACTAATAAGTGATACAGTAGATTAGGTATTCATAACTGGTGCGTTCGCAGAATATCTTCACTAGCGTTCAGATATTGATTAGTTGGTAATACACATAAGAAAAAGAAAATACGAACAAAGATATTCCTGCTTGGTATTATCTACAACTACAGCAACTAACGATGTGAGTATTTCACCTAGCGTAGCGGTTCTACAGTATCAGTATTTTAGGTATTTATAACACTACCACTTAGAGCGTAATAACATTGCTACAACTTAGTATATAAAACAAAGAAGAATAACATTACTCAGCGTAATATTGAATTACACTTCGTAATACGTTATACTTAATAGACCCCTTTATGGGGTCCTTTTTTATTTGACAAATTTATTATAATATAGTATACTGTATTAAAGGAGGTATAATATGACAAGAGAAGAAAAAATTGATTTAATTTATTTTTATCATACTAGATTAGGTAATCAAAGTTGGTTAGAATATTATCTTGATAATTGTGAAACAGGTATTAGTTTAGATACTATTTCTGACGACGAATTATATAAAATTATAGCTTACATGGAAGATGATTATGCAGATTTATAAGGAGATAATATGAGTAGATATAGAATATTTGAACCAATTAATACATATGATAAAAATGCATTGAAAATAACTCTATCGTCATTTGCTAGTGCATCACGCAATAACGATAATGTATATTATATCGAAACTGAATTGAAAAATTATTTAATTATTGAAACACCACTAAATCATGCGTCATTAAATAGAATGTATATACATGAATTGTCGGTGGATGAATTTATGTCAAGAGAGTGTATTGAATTAGTAAATATACAATATGAAAATATAGATAAAGATTTAATTATTGTGCGTATGAAAATTAATGAATTATTAGATGGTTTTTGTTGTAATACACAAAGAATACCTATGATATTAACCAGTGATAATTTAACTGAGCAAATTGATTTTTATAGTGTGTTTGATATATATAGACCATCAAAGATAACAGAAATATATAAGGTTGGTTCCGTCATACCAAAATACAAAGCATTAATTATTAAACAGAATTTAAATGATAATAAAGAAGTGATGAAAGATTATATTATTTCTCAAATCATTGATAAGCATTGTGTAGCAAAAAGATACGAGGTAAAAATATGAATTTTACAGATTTACATAGTCATAGCTTTTATAGTAGACGTGATGCCTATTCATCTTTAGAAGAACGTATACAACGTGCTAAAGAAATAGGATATTCAGCCGTATCTTTAACAGACCACGGTACTACATCAGGTTTAACATCACATTATTTAGCATGTCAAAAAGCTGATATTAAACCAATTCTTGGTATGGAAGGATATTTCTCATATGATTTAGACGTAAAAACTAGAGAAAACTATCATTTAGTATTATTAGCTAAATCCACAGAAGGTTTATACAATTTACGTAGATTATCTACATACGGAGCACAGCATCATTATTATAAGCCGTTGATTGATTATAAGGCATTAAGACAATATAATGAAGGTATTATTGTAAGTACTGCTTGTGTAGCTGGTCCATTATCTAATGAATTATTACGTGATGAATTTATTCAGCGAATGACCGATATTTTTGGTAATGATTTTTATTTAGAAATACAACCTCATGATTTCCCATTGCAATGGACATATAATACTACAGTTATGGAATTGGGAGATAAGTATAATATTCCTATTATTGTTACTGGTGATAGCCATTATGCGTATCCAGAACAAATGCAAGCACACCGTGATTTTCTATTACTAGATAGAACATTAGCAGATAAAAAAGAACAGATTAATAACGCTTACAATGAAAAAGCTAAAGAAAAATATCAAGAAGAATATAATCATATGTTAGAATATTATGGTAGCCGTGATTATCATATGTGGACTATTGATGAGTTTAAAGCTGTTATTCCTAATCAAGAATACTATGATAATGTTAGTAAAATTATTGATAAGTGTAATGTAGAAATACCATTTGGTGAAAACCATTATCCTGTATTTCCTGTTCAAGACCCAGCTAAATATATTAGAGACCATTGTGTAGATGGATACAGAATACATGGTATTGCAAAAAAAGAAAATAAAGACGTCTATGTAAATCAAATTAAACATGAATTAGATGTATTAAATCAGCTAGATTATAACAATTATTTCTGTATTATTCATGATATGTTACGATGGGCAAAACAAAATGGTATGAGAACTGGTGCAGGTCGTGGTTCTGTTTGTGGTAGTGTTGTAGCGTATTTAATGGGAATTACAGAAATTGACCCTATACAATATAATCTTGTATTTGAACGATTTGCCAATCCAGAGCGTGTAACAAATCCTGATATAGATTGTGATTTTCAACAAAGTCGCAGACAAGAAGTTATACAGTATATTCAAGATAAATATGGTTATGCTTATCCTGTACGGACATTTGGTTTTTTAGGGCCTAAAGCGGCAGTACAACACGCAGGTAGGGTGCTTGGTCGTAAGGCATCAGATATGACTAATATATCTAAGAATATTAATGATATAGGAGATATTAAAGATAAAGAAGTTAAGGATATGGCTAGTACATCTGTAAATCGTTTAGTAAATTATGGTACTCATGCTAGTGCTGTAGCAGTATTCCCTAGCGACCCTGCTCAATGGTGTGCTATTGAATATCAAGATGGTCAATATGTAGCGGCAGAAGATTTCCATATCTTAGAAAAGCAAGGTATTCTCAAATTAGATATTCTTGGACTGGCAACATTAGATATTATTGACGATGTATTAAGACGTGTGCAAACTTGTAATATTAACCACATACCATTAGAAGATGAGAAGACGGCACAATTATTACAATCTGGTAATACAACTGGTATATTCCAAATTGAGTCTGATGTAATGACCAATATCGTTACTAATATTCATTCTAAGAGTGTATATGATTTAGTCGATACTGTAGCTATAGGAAGACCGGGGGTATTAGATGTAGGTATGGATAAAGTATTTATTGCACGTAGACAAGGTAAAGAGCCTGTTACGTATTTACATCCTTTATTAGAGCCTATATTGAAAGATACCGAAGGCGTTATATTGTATCAAGAACAAATTATGCAGATTGTACAAGCGTTAGCAGGGTACACAATGGGTGAAGCCGATATTCTTAGACGTATTATTGGCCGTAAAGAATTGGATAAAATCAATACAGCTGTCGATGAGTTTGTTGAGCGTGCAGGTAAAAATGGTATCAGTGAAGATGTAATCAGACCTATTGCAGAACAAATGATTGCTTGTGGTTCCTATGTATTTAATAGAGGTCATAGTGCGGCATATGGTTTAACCGCATGGCGATGTGCATATTTAAAGGCTCATTATCCAGAAGCATATTATGCATCTATTCTTGATATGAATTTTGGTGATAAAGAAAAACTATCTGTATTCGTCAATGATGCTAAAAAACATGGAATAGAAATTATACCACCTGATATATATGGTGATATAAGATGTACTACTGGTAAAAATGTTGTATGTTTAGGCTTAGGTGCGATAGCAGGCTGTAGTAATTTAAAATCTTTTACACCTGAGCGTGGTAAAACATTTTTAGAAATTAATCAAAATATGAATATGACACAGTTAAAGGGTTTAATCTATAGTGGTGCTATTGATGATGGTGATGATAGAAATGATTACATGCAATATATTAAATGGTTAAAAGACAAACGTAAATCTAAAGGTGATTATGTATTTGATTCAAATCATAAAGACAACCTAAGTAAAGGAGCTATGGAGTTGGCTGTATTAGGTTATACATTCCATAGCATTTTTGATGAATACGATATTAGTATATGCACAGGTAATGTTAAACCAGCTATTATATTATCTGTGACTGCTCGTAAAACTAAGAAAGGTAAACCTTATGCCTTCTTAACCGTACAAACGCCTACAGGCGTAGAAAAATTAGTAACATTTGAAGTTGATTTTACTATGTTTGCCAAAGGTAATGTATACGCACTACGAATTAGGGACGGTGTGGTGGTCGATGCCTGCTCAGTGGACCGCTTGACAGCCTGAGCAAGCCATGCTACACTGTGATTGTCGATGAGGTGGTGCTGACACCTAAGATATTTATTTTATTTAAGAAAGGATAATAGTATGAAAGAAAAAACAGTAGAAGAAATCTTTGCGGCACTAAGAGAACCTTTCCCCCCACAAGATATTCAGTGGCGAATTGGTCAAAAATCTAAAGACGGAAAGAAGGCTATGGTATTACCGTATGTAACCAACCGTGCTATTATGGAACGCTTAGACCAAGTAGTAGGTGTTGGTAATTGGTATCCAGAATTCAGACCAGTAGATTCAGGCGGTGAACATGGTATGATTTGCCGATTAACAATCGTGATTAATGCTGGTGATGATTTAGGCTGGCGTGCATTGACACGTGAAGATGGTGCTAGTAATACTAAGATTGAACCTATTAAAGGCGGTATTTCTGATAGTATGAAGCGTGCGGCTGTTCAATTTGGTATTGGTCGTTATTTGTATAATTTAAAAGAAAGCTGGGTTGCACTTGGAGACTATAATCGGTTTGAGCCTCCTCATTTGCCTATTTGGGCTTTACCTAAAGGTTATGCCGAAGCACAAGTACAAGACAACGGCGTTGAGTTGTATGACTCAAGAGAGACAAGCACGTCTACATCTGCTACGACATTTACACAAGGTAAATATGCGAATAAAGCGATTTCTGAAGTAAGCGATATACATTATTTGCGTTGGGTAGTAGAGCAATCTAAGTTTAGTGAAGATACCAAGAAGGCTTGCCAAGAAAGATTGGGTGAACTTAATGGTTAAAGAATTATTAATTGACCTTGATATTCTACATAAACATAAACTATCTGTAGCATTAGTACATGGCTTTATTAGAAAAGAGGCAGAAGAACGTGGATATACGTTAGCTGGTAAAAAATTTATTGTATTACGATGTCCTGATATTGCAGATGGTATTGGATTAAGTCGCATTACAACTTGGCGTGCAGTAAAAACTTTGATTGACGAAGGATATGTAGAACGTATTAAAATTAAAGGTTCAAGAAATAGTTCTTATGCGGTGATGTAATGTCTAAAGGTTTTAATATTTTTGACAGAATAACCAAGCTATACATCGAAAAATGTTCTGATGAGCCCTTGTTTGTAAATAAAAAATTAAGTATATCTTATTTTAAACTGAGGGCTCATTTCTATAAACAGGATGAAAATACACTCGAAAAGATATTGCGTTATTTAGAAGATAAGCCTAGTAAACAAATCATGACATTAACAGAAATGTATCAAGATGCTGAACAGTATCGTTTATATAGGATAAAGAAACATAACGAAAAAGAAATGAAGTCTGTTAGAATAGAACGTGAAGATAGTTATAGCTTAGATGATGTATTAAATTTATGAGGTGTATATGAATATTACGGAAACTATAATCCAACAAATGGATATTATAGATTTCATTGGTAAATACACAAATTTGCATCAGAGTGGTAGATATTGGAAAGGCAAATGCCCTCTACATGACAGTGATGATGCTTCTGAAACTTTGGTGGTGTTTCCTGATACTAATTCATTCTATTGTTTTAGTTGTGAATGCGGTGGTACTGTTATTAATTTTCTTTCCGATAAAGAAAAAATTAGTTATCGTGCAGCCACTGAAATCTTGGCTAAAGAATGTAATATCAGCTTAAAAGATAACAAAGAATATCAGCTTGAAGCTAGTGAAGAAATGCGTTTTACTAGAGAAGCAGATATGTATCACAAAAATGTAGGTTCTATTGGTGAATATTTAGCTAAACGAGGTTTAACAAATACTACTATCAATGATTTTAATTTAGGTTTTCATGCTGATTGTTTGACAATTCCATTGCGTAATGAACATGGCCAATATGTTAGTATGGCAATCAGACAGTTTAATAAGAAGCCTAAGTATAAAAATACACCTAATAGTATTTTGTATAAGAAATCATCTTTCTTATTTAATCTTGATTTAGCTAGAAAGAAAATTAAAGATAGACTATATGTATGTGAAGGTTATATGGATGCAATGAGTGGTCATCAAATGGGTGAACCTACGGTTGCATATTGTGGTAGTGAATTACATAGAGACCAGATTAGAAAATTAGCAGGTTTTATTCGTAAAGAAATTACCATTGTAATATGCCCTGATAATGATGAAGCTGGTGTAAAACATTTACCACGAACACGAGACCATTTCCAGTCTATGTTACCTAAGGCAAATATTCGTGTATTGATTATGCCAGAAGAGTGTAAAGATATTAATGATTTGTTGTGTGCAGGCTATGAACTTGCTGACTTACCAACAGAACATATTGATATTTTTGTTATTAAACAATTAGTTAAACGATACAAAACTATTGAAGAGCAGTATGTTGTAGCAGAGTCGTTTTTAAAAACAATACGTTCTCCTATGATTAGAGCTGAAGCTATTCAAGCATTAGGTGAAATTTGGAAACGTGATGTATCTGACTTAAAAGCATACTTTGATAGTGGTGTATCATCTGAACAAGATTTATTAGAAACATTACATGATGCTTCTAGCAGTCTTAATCAGTTACGAGATATTTATAAACGTGGTACATATCCTACTCACTTCCAGTTATTAGATAACTGTATTGGTGGTGTATCAAAAGGTCAAGTATTCTTGATAGGGGCGTATTCTGCATCTGGGAAGGCTTTGACATTTGATACTCCGTTAATTACACCAACTGGTAAAATTTTAATGAAAGATGTAAAAGTCGGAGACATCCTAATTGCTGAAGATGGTAAACCGACAAGAGTTACAAATGTATA